CGTGCTCCACCTGAACCTAACTGAGTTGCACTATCAACTGAAGGAGCAGCAGTAATATTTGTAGAGTCAGACTTCACTTCATACCCGAGGTAAGGGTTTGATACGCGAACCTGCAATATCTCATCACCTGACCAGCGGTTTGCATCAATGGTGCTTACTGTCTCTCCCTTGAACCCACCGTTCCACTTGCCTGTGCCATACACAGCAGCAGTTGGACGCTCGCTATTGTAAGTCTGGAAGGTTGCATCTAGTTCTGTCTCTGGGTTGCCATAGACAAGAGGCTTCCAGTCAACACCCACTCTCATGTCACCAGCACCAGAAACATTTTTGTAGCAGTACAGAGTGACGCCTCTAAGACTTTTTAGTGCGTTTGGTTCTCCAAGCGACAGCCAAGTTGTCTCGTATGTAAAAGGTGCTACGCCAGTTGTAGCATCTCGTCGCTCCTGCTCACCAGAACCTGTGCTTGTGTAGCCTTCACCTGCTGCTCCACACCATACCATAACACCGTTATTAAATGCACCCTTAGATGTTCCGCCAATAACAGGTAAGTTAGACTGTGTAGAGTTTGAACCAAACACAACCCAGTTCTCTGGAATGTAAGTGAAGCAGCCTGCTGGAATGTTTTTTCTGTATGACCAACCCTTGATAGGTGTGTGATACACAAAGCCTTGCGTAGCGTATCTATCACCGTTCATAGGACAAGTAGCCCAGTATTCCTTGTCTCTAGAAGAGTAGACAGCATGAACTTGGGCAAGAGCATTCCTACTTATTTTTATAGAAGCACCTAGTGCAGTAAGCCCAGAACCACCATCAAAGTTGCCTTGCTTTGAGAGGGCGTAGAACACCCTGTCAGCGCCTAGAAAAACAACTCCTACGCCCGGCACATCTACAACGCTGTTGGGGCTGAGAGACCCCACAGAGCGCGTGAGAGGCACTATCTTGAACGGGAAGTCTAAGTTCTCTGTAGGCACTAGCATATCAATGCCACGCTCACGGAAAATATAACAAAGGTTATCGGATGAGTGTAGCGCTGTGATGGCGCCGCCCTCTGAACCTACATTAAGAAAGTTTAGACTTGGGAACTGTTCTGGGAAACCAGCACGAGAATAGTAAAGAACTGTGTTTTCTTCTGCTATACCTGACACAATAAGGCGACTCTTGAAAGCAGCAGCAACTGAAACACCAACAGGAAACACTCCTGATGCAGTAAAGTCAGGTGCCAAAGAGCCCAAACCAGAGTCAGGCACCAAGTCCAAGTAGTTTGTGCTTACATTGTCGGGGATGTCAACTAAGAAGTAAAGACGACTATCACCAACATCAACGCCCATATTGCTCTGTGCGCCTCCGAGTCGTTGGTTCTTAGTTCGGTATAGCCTACGCTTTACTGTGCCTTCTGGACCGTTTGGAATGCTTGACAGGGCCACTCCGTGTTTGTAGTCTTGGTTTGTTGCACTCTTGTTTACGCCACCCTCATATGAAAAAGTAACTTGGTTGCTTAGTGGAGAGAGCGGTGACTCGGCTCCTGTGTCAGTAATAAACGAAACAGCATACTGAAAACAGTTCCTTGTTGCGACTGACACCTGCTGAGATGACTGACCAACAGCAATGTCAATACGCTCAGGGCTGGGTGCCATACCCAAGTTGCCTCGGGCATCAAGGATGGCAAGGCCGCCGGCGCCAACTTTTTTAGTATGTGCCTGTGTTCCTAGGCTTTGGTCTCCAAAGTTCCCCTTGTGGCTACCCCATCCCGGCATAGGTGTGGGAGGAGCAGGCACACCATGGAAGAATGCCTTGCGACTTTGGCCTAGGTCATTGACTAACAGTGGTGTCGCGCCATCTCGTATAACAAAAAGAAAACGACCGATAGGAACATACTGCGTTCCCACATTATCTGGTGAGAGCAGGGGTCTTCCGGTATCAATAGAGGAGTAAAGAGTAGGTCCTTGATATCCGTGTAGAGCCGCCGTAGTCGTGCCTTGTGCTTCGTAAAGTAAAACATGTTTCCCCGTTTTGTGGAACTGGTGTGAATATACTGAGATGATAGGGTTAGGGTCGCCAACAGGGTCAGTGGTATCATCATCAGGGTTGAGCCAGTCGGTGTAAGACCTATCATTTAGCCAGCACAAACGACCATCATCGTAGCGCATGTTTTTTATTTCTGTTGCTGCTACTGCATAAGGCCGTAGGTCAACACCGTTTAAGAACTCTAGTTTAGCGTCAGCCATTTATTACCCCTTATAGACTAAGTTTCTGTTGGGGATACGGATGTTGAACCGTGATGAACCAACAGCCATGCTTTGACCTCGTTGTACAACATTGTCTCGTTCAGAAGCATAGCGTGCATCTAGGATACGCTTACGCTTGTCAAACTTGCGTCTGCTTATTTCTGATGCTGTTCCGTTTCCATACTTCATATGCACCTCTACAAGTGCTTTGTCTACGATAAGATGATGGAAGGCCTCTGGTATCTTGGGTGTATCATAGTCATCAACCAAGTCAAACGGCCTGTAGAGGTATCTTAGATGCCAGAAGGTTTGCTCTGACTTAGCAAAGTTAGCATCCCCAACCACAATAGACTTATCCACAACCTGAGGTCTTGGATGGAAGCGAACCGACTTACAACCTGTGGAAGAAATAAAACGCTTTGCGTGGTAGTTGCCCTTCTTGATATCGGCAAGCACAGTTGGACTAAAGGTTACTGATGCAGAGCCCTTGTCGTAGATGGTGCCGATATGGTAGAAAACATAGTTGTCTTGGTTAGAACGCTTGTGCCCAAAATATATTTTTAGACGGAACTTTCTTGCTTCATCGGCAGCGACATTAGCAGAGGTGGGTGTGATAGCGATAAGGTCATTGCTTGTTGTAGTGACTGAAGCCAAGTCAGTAAAGCCAGACTCAGCACCCGTGTGGTCAATGGCTGTGGCAGCAAAGTAGTATGTATCGTTTGCCAGTGTGCCACCACCACCAGAGGCACCAAGCGAGATGTTTGTGCGCAGTTCAGGCGTGTGTGTCTCAGCAAGCGGAACATAGTAGTTAGGTTTTGTTCCTGTGATATCTTGGTTCATGTCAATATCAACTTCAATACGACGAGCAACAGAGTATGTCTTGCCTTTGCGGTTAATGTTGATAGGAAAGTTTGGGTAAGAGATATCTTCTATTTCAATAAGGTCCTGTGGAAGATAAGCAAAGCGATGGTAAACAAGGTAGTCGTTGCTTACATCAGAGGTGTAAGTGTCACCCTCGTAAGGTCTATCCAACTTTATCTGTGTGGTGGATATAATATTTGTGATGATGTAGGAGATGCCGTGCTTGTCCTTGATAGCAGCACCAATAAACTTTGCATCTACATTGGGGTCTGCTGACTGGAAGAAGATACCACCAAAGGTTACCAAGTCAGAACCAAAGGTAAAGGTGGCAGGGTTGTGTTCCTGTGGGCCAGTAAAGTCTAGGTCCTTGCCAGTAAAGTCCTTGAAGACACGGAAGTCTTTTTCTTTGATGTTGAACAGGTAGGGCCTGTCCATCCATATCTCCATGTAAGCGTCGTTGATGACACCATCAAGGTATCGTCCTAGTTGCTGACTGGGAATGGGAGTATAGTCTAACTGGTTGAGGACGCGACCCCTTATCTGTGCCAAGTTCATTTGGTTCGTTCTCCTACATTAGAAACAAAATGTCTATTAAAAAACCCCCACCCGACCAAAAGACCGAGCGGGGGTTCGCGCTAAAAAGTTTTTATTTTAGCGGAAGTTACTGTAAACTAGTACCGCAGCAGTGTTGCTGGAAGGTGTGCTTAGCGTAATGCCACACGGGGGAGCAGTGTGGTCAGCCGCAACAGCAGCCTCCGCACGACCCGAACCGCCGTCAACAATAACAGGCACGCCTGCCGCACCAACAGCGTCCGCAACATTCGCAGAAGCGACAAAGCCCCTAATGCAAACCTTGATACGAGCGCCGACTACAGTGCCAGCCTCAAGCGCAACGCCACAGACAAGACCGTTACCGGCAGCAGTAGAGCCAGCCTCAACGACTGTGATAGGCTCTAGGCCATCAGTCGCGGCAACCTCAAACTGGACCCAGTCGCCAGCAGCGATAGGGGTACCGACAACCGTAGAGCCGCAGAGAAAAGTCTCAACGATGCGACGGCTGGAAGTGTCGTGGTCGGATGCCTGACCGGATAGGTACTGAATGATATCTGAAGTAGCCATGGTTTATGCCTCCGCGTCTGTGATAAGGGCAGACGAACCCAAGTGGTTGGCAGTTAGACCGCCCATGAAGAGAATACGACCGTATCTACCATCGTAGCCGCTGATGTTCTCAAAGCCAGAGAACGAGAAGTCCGCTCCATCATGGATGTACATGCAGATACCGTCAAGGTTAAGAAGCATGAAAGAGTTCTTACCTTGGTCGGAAGCAGAGCCAACATCCATTGCACGCTCTGGCATGATGACGCCAGAGGAGAACTGAAGGGCAGTGACACCAGACGCATCAAGCGTCTTCGCGTCAATGTAACGCTCCTTGTCAAAGAGAGCGTTGCGGTAGTTGGTGTAAGCCGCAGGGCTCGCAAGCGTAAGGTGGAAACGACCACCATCGCCACCAGCAGGAAGAAGAGTAGAAGCCTTCGTCTCAACCTCATAGAGGTTTTCAATGGTGAAGCCTGCACCCGCATCCTTGTACTGGTTCTGGAGACCCACAACACCGGTACGGGCAAGAGTACCCATGGTGTTGGCAACGGTACCACCGTCAGCCTCAGGAAGCACAGCCTCCAAGAAGCCCGTGGAAACACCGAAGTCAGAGTTCGTGTTACCGTTAAGCGTACCCATCGCGGTGAACGCAGAGTCGTTAGCAACAACCTGCTTGTTTACCTGACGCATGAGGGCGCTCATGGCGTTCTTGAACCGAGCCTCGGCAAGGTCAATGATGGCCTTGTCTCCGCTGTTCTCTGCTTCCTCACGGCCCGAGATAAGAACCGGAATAGCAATACGAGTCCAGTCGTACTCGGCCTGCTCAGAGAAGTCCTGTACGCTTAGGTCAAGCGCTTCCCAGCCACTGTCTAGGACGGTGACCTGCGAATGAACCTTGGTCTCTACTGGGACGACTAGTTTGTAGCCGCCATTGAATGACTTTATCTTGCCCAGTTTTCTGGACATGCTTAGGAATGGCGTTGTCTCAAATAGTCCTTCTGCAACCTCATCTCGTATCTCGTAGATAGTCGTGCTGAGAAGGTCATTGGAGATGCCAGATAATGAAATACCCACTTTTGTTTCTCCTTGTAAAAAAGTATTGTTGTCTTACTTCGTTGACCTAGTGGATAGCCAAAAAGGGTCCGGTCGCAAAAGGAACCGAGAGGGAGCCATACGGGTCTCTCACTTCAATAGTAAAACAACTTGTCAATAGTTGGACCCGTCCTTATACTCTGCCCAGTGCTCGTAAAGGCCAGTGTCCGTATTTTTTTCATATAGTTCCCTGAACCCAGCATCCCATAGCGAAGACCCTAGTATCATTAGGAGGCCCTGTTCTATGTTCTCCCTTACGCCTATCCTACCAACCCCTGTGCGCCTGTCAGGGAACCTTCTCGCGTCCTCCATGTCCTCCAGCAACTCAGGCCTTAGGGCTTCCAACTCGTCCACTGTAGGACGCCTGTACGCTTTTCTCCATGCCATTTTTACTCCAAAAAAAAATAGAAACCCAAAGGGCTCTATTACAGTATACAGTAAGGGGGGGTATATGTCAATAAATAAACAGTCCAAGTGGGGGGAAAATGGGAGGGGGTGATATAATATACAAATATAAAAGTCAAGTCAAAGGGTACATTAATGTAGTCTATATTACAACCTATATTACCCTTACTTCCCCTACTTCCCCTACTACCCTATTTGTCACACAACCCTTATTCCCTATTACCCCCATTCCCCTTTCTTCCCTTACAAAAGAGTCAAGTCTTTTCTTTGTGACATCTGCCCTATTACCCAGTTACCCTATTACCCTATTACCCAAATACATTATCGTCCATTTCATTTTCTATCTCCCCCTAGCGAAAGTTAAACTAAACCTGCATAAACAGCGGGTTTATAAAAACAGCCTTTTTACCCCCACTCCCCGATAATGCATTTGACCAATACAACCCATTCACTATTGCCCATTGCATCATTCGCTGTATACATGCACTGTAGGCCGATATAGGCCAATAGCATAGAACAGCATAAGATGCATAGGGCTAATGAGATGGACGAGAGAGAATGTATTAACTTTTCTCTAGGGCGAGATAGAAGTTACCCCTATCCCCAACTATCCCCAGAACCCATATCACCCAATATTACCCCATATCCCCCTATGAACCCTAGCATAAAACAATAATAAAAAGCCCTTATTTGCCCATAGTTAAATGGCTGTAAAGCCGCATAGATACTGCGTTTAGGTTAATAAATAACATTTGACTTTTGAGGGGGGTCGCAACGACCTCTACTGCCCCCACTCACTTTTACTACCCTCTCTACCCCCTTCTTAACCTACCTACTACCCCCTATATTAAGTATGTTTATTACTACTATCTGGATACTATACACTCCCATGGACTCTAACTCTACACACTATAACCGCCTTCTCTCATCATGCCCATACTATCTCTTTTATTTTTCATTGGCCTCAGTAAAAAACCTCCCAACCGATACAGGCTGAGAGGTCTATTTTGTCACATTTACAGTGCTACTTTTGAGTTATTACATAATAGTTTTTCTTATCTTTTCTCTAGAATATGCGGTCTAAAAAGGTGCTGGGCTTTACATCTCTCCAGAAGAACCAGTCTACAAAACTATACAAGGCAATACCCATGAACATATACTCCATGATACCCAGTCCTCCTACTGGGAATATAATATTATATATCATTTCATTCTTGCCTTTGCTATCTCTAAGTATTCCTCGTTCATCTCCATACCAACAAAGTCCGTGCCTTCCAATACAGCAGCCACTCCAGTTGAGCCTGAACCCATAAACGGGTCAAGCACTTTACCTCCCTTTGGTGTGATGAGCCTTACGAGGTAGCGCATAAGAGCAATGGGCTTTACAGTTGGGTGTGTGTTCTTTCCTGCTGCGTTCCTTTCTTTCTTACTTACCTTCGCATTGTAGAAGAACCTGCTTGCTCCACCAAACCCATCCATCTTTGGTCCGGGTC